TATGTATTGATTGTTTCCTTCATCTATTTCCACTCCACTACTACTTACCTTCTCTATCACACGACGAATATCATACTCTATACCAACCCCAGTCACTAAACCTACTTTTCCTGTAACAGTCGATAAACCAACTATATTAATTGAATTATCAGAGATAGTAATATCTTTAACATTAAAGGTTGCTTGAACATCTTGTTCATTTCTTCTTATTAATTCAAATAGATCACCTTTTTTGATAGAAGATTTATCAATTTTAGTTTTTAAAATAAATGGATCAATATCATTTTCAATCTTAAATCTTGAACTTGTATTATATCTCCACGAATTTGCAAATTTTTCTTTATAATTTAATAAATTAATATCATCACTATTAAATATCTTCTCACCAACATTCTTTGAAAATATTTTTTCATTCTCTGCAACTAATTTAATATCAGATACTTCAACTAATTCTGATAAAACACCAGTAATTCTTAAATCAACTCTTTTTGATAAATCACCGTTCTCATATCCAAAAATAGACTCATCTGCTCTTATATCGTCGGTTTTGTTTATTTCTTTGACAATACCTGTACATCCAAAAAATTGATTTACTGATTTGGATGTGTACTTTATTGTATTTGAACCACTAATTAGAGTTCCTGTCGCAGCAAACCCGATTGTTGAATCAACAGTAATAATACTTGAACCAACTGGTGATGCTTCTAATACTTTTGTTTTACCAGGTATTGTAAATTGACCTTGAATTAAATCTCTATCACTAAATCCAACGAATAGGGACATTTTATAGTAAGATTTATTATCTCTGGTAAATATTTCAACTTCAGAAACAGATGCACTTGTATTAAGATCATCAGATTTAAATATTGTTTGTCCAACAAGATTTTGTGGTAACCCTGTAGGAGTTATGACATCTGCAATTACAACTTCTCTTCTTATAAATTCCGAAGAGGATGGTTTAATTAAATTATTCTCTAAATCTAATATTTTTGCTTCAACACCATATAGAACTTTAAATAATACTCTGATTGACTCTTCTACACCTTTTGATTGATAAAATGATCTTGCAAATTTAATAAAATTACCAACATCTAGTGTTTTTGCAAAATCATTATTTTCAAGACCAGGTAAAAATGTTTTTTTAAGTTTTTTATAAAATTCTTGTACAAATAATACCGATAAATTTGTAACGTTTGAACCTGAAACATGAGATGATGCGGATGTATCTTCAAATTTTAAACTTTCTTGATTTACTTCTAATAAAGATGAAGTAATGCCAACATTATATCCTGTTATACCACTAAATCCACGTTCACATCCAGTAAATGACGTTGTAGTCTTTCCTGTGTAAGTTATTATTTCATCATCTATTTTTAATAATCCATATTCATCAGGAAATCCTTTTGTACTTGTAACGTCAATTGTTTTAGCACCAATAGTAGTGATACCCACCGAGGTTGTAACACCAACAACAACTTCTGGCACTAGATTATCAACTTTAAGATATTGATCAAGATTATTAATTAAATCACTAGGACCTCCTTGAAATTCCTGTGAAATATAATATTGCTTTAAAAATTCTGTAGCATTAGGGAAATCAGAGAGTATAAACTCAGGTAACTGATTTTCAATAATCGTATTGACCTTTATTCTTTTGTCAAATTGTGACATAAATTATTTCCTCTCTAAGACTCCATTTGAGTAACTTGAAGTAAAGTAATCTCTTGTGAATACAACACCTGAAACATCTTCTCCTGATGCAATTACGTCTTTCTTCATATTTATGCTACTATTGGAAACATTAAAACTGACAAATAAATCCTTTAATCCAACAACATCATTTGACTCTGGAAACGCTTGTATTTCCACTAAATTATTTGATGCCATTGTAGATGTGAAATTAATTGTGTTTAGTATTATCTCTCCTTTCTTATAATCAACACCACCAGCATCTTTAACTAAAATAACTTGTTCATTTTGTTCATTTCTAGTTACAACACTTATAGTGCCTTTCATGCTACCATCAAGGTTACCAGAGGCATCTTTATTTGGAACGTCAGTTAAGTATGCAATTTTTGTACTGCCTGATATTGTAAATCCTGTGCTTTTTATATTAAATCCTGAAGGATTGATATAAAAACGATTACCAAAACATAATTCATATTGTGCGAATTGATTGAGTAAAGCTTTTAAATCTCTTCTTATGATTACTTTTGTAATATTTGAAGTAATACCGTTGTCAACACGATCAATTAATTGATTAATTTTACTATATCTAAATCTTCCACCAAATTTGTTAATTTCTACATTATCTGCATAAAGATTTAATGCTGCAATAACATCAGTTCGTAAATTAACTTCAGAAGCGACTGATGCAGGATTATAATAAACATTACTATCGATCTCAACATATAATATCTTTAAATCAACTATTTCAGAGTTGATACCTGCAATAGCATAATTTTTTAACTTGTTTTTAATTTGTACTTTATCAAAATCTGAAACAAATGTTCCATTTTTTGGTTTTATACTAATTTGTACCTTTCCAAATTGTGGTGGATCTAATTCTTCACCTCCAATCACTGCAACAGACTCAGTTTGAGGAAAAATAGTGGCAATTATTGCTTCATAATCTCTTGGTGTAACTGCTCTATACTGTGCTGAATAAAGTCTTGGAGCAAAATACTTAATAGAAGACACATCCTCAACATCAGCACCGTTAGAAGCGTTTCTAACAGTGGTTATATCTACACTATCAGATGGTGTGAAGAAAGATCCATCATTTTTTAAAAAAGTTCCTTGAAAACTAAATTCAGAAGGACCATTTCCTTTTATTCCATCTGTAACAATATAAGTTGCAGTTATTGTTTGTCCATTTTCTAATTTTTTTCCAAATAAACCATCTCCAAACAAAATTTCATATTTCTCATCCTGAACTTCTTGTGTTAGATAAATTTCAGAAGTTTTATTCAGATTTAAAATATTATCAACTTGACTATACTTGCGACCAATCGTTAAATCAAGAGATCCAGCAACATATACTCTTAATGTCGAACTATCAATGTTCGCACTATCGATAATATATCTCTGATCAACAGTTGTATCAACACGATAAACTCTTTGTAAGTAGGTTCCCTCATATATTGTAATTTCATTGTCAAATTGAGCAAATGATCTTGTTTCACCATCCACTACTTTACTAATAATACGATTTGATGTAATATTATCAGGTATCGAAAAGCGAAAAGTTGTATTTTCAGCATTACCTATACATATTAGTCCTGCACGGAGTGTTAAGGTCGTAACATTTACATTTGATGCTAAACCTAAATCAATATCATCAATCTTAATTGATGCTGTTGCAGAGGTTTTGGAGCGTGGGACATAACCTATGTTTCTTGCAAGGGAAACGACGTTCTCTCGAACAGTTGCTGAGTCTAAAAATGATTCATTTGCAACTAAATTTGCATTAAAAGCATTAATATATGTGTTATACGCTAAAGTATCAATTAAAACAGAGAAATTTGAACCCTCAAAGTCAAAATCTTTAAAATTAGAGTTTGATCTTAAAAAATCTTTTATCTGTACTTTGATATCTTCAAAGTCTAAGTTTGTAAATTGAGTAAACGGCATATTATCTTGTTGGTTCTAGTAAGAAAGTAAAGGATTGAGTCGGAACTTCAAGACCAATGATGTCAAATGATACTTTAACTTCTAATTCATTGCGATCTGGTCTTCCATCCACCTCAACATTAAGTGAACCGACTCTTGGTTCAAAGTTTCTAATTGTTTCACGAACTTGATCTTCTATAATGGTCACAGTTGATATTGAAAAGTTCTCAAAAAGTGAACCACGTATGTCTGTACCTATTAATGAGTTAAAAAATCTCTCAGTTGGAATTGTTTCGACTAAATTTCTCACTGATCTGACGATTGCACGTTCATTTAAAAGGACAGGTAGATCTTTTGTCACTGGATGTGGCAAAAAAGACAGACTAATATCCTTAAATCCTCTAGATGTACGTTGAACCGCCATTAAATGATACTTTTAGATTTATTTATACCCTATCTACTCAATTCATTCATCACTATATCCTTAGAGTCAAAGTAGTCCAGTATATGTTGAGCAACTTTCTTTGGATTTACAGTTCCACATGTAAAAATATCCATCGCAACACTGTTTTTATCAGGCCATGTATGGCAAGAAGCATGACTTTCCCCTAAAGTAAGGACACAAGACACTCCATAAGGTGTAAATTGATGCACAAATGTATTCAATAACTTTAATTTTTCCGTTTGCACTGCTTTGACCATCACATTTGCAATTTTTAGAGGGTCATTCAACTTATCAAAGGATACATTATAGACTTGGATGAGTAAATGTTTACCCATATGAGT